GTGTAAACACATGTCAAACCTTAGGGTTGCGCTTAAAGAGCGTTTTTTTACAACTCCCGCAGTATGAACTGTGCGGTTTTACTCTGTTCGGCAGAGTGATTCCGGTTCGGATGATCTTATTCCTATTTGATAGGTAGGGAGAGAATCTTCTTTCTCTCTTATTAAACCATTCGGTGGTTTTTCGGAGGCGGGTATGATGTCTTTCATGGCTTCTTATCCTCCTCCAACATTTTGGTGGTTTCCACCGTCTTGTTGTTTTTGTGCATCCCCACATATTTTGGGGCTCTGCTATTTTCTTGGCTCGCAACCTAATTGCGTAATAATTATCGGTTTTGCCCTTTTAAGGGCTACTATGAAAAAAAAACGAGGAAAAATATTATGGGAATTTATCCCCAACAAAAATATTTGAGTTAAGGAGACCCTATTCGAAAGCATATACTTCATCACAAACGAATTCTAACTTAAATGATAAGCAGAGGTTCGGGGTCCTACTCCCCGACTGTTTCGAGCGTCGTGCTCGCCTCAGGACCCCCGACGAGGGGGTGATGTTGAATGACCGCGTGAAGGGTCACTGTGTTATTACAGTAGTTCTGTCTGTTTTACCTAATTTCGTAGATAGACTTGTTATTTGACCATGTCGGTCGAGGCATTTGCTAAATCCTATTGCCTTGAAAGCCAAGTTAGCTCCCTTGTTAAAAGGAGCCGTATATTTGTTGTACGTTACATCAACACGTCAAACCAGTATGGACAAACTGGGGATACGTTAAATCCAGGGCAGCCCCCGTCTATTTACCCACCCCATGACATCACAACTTAATTTGCACATCTTTCGTTCAAATTTTTTCTCTGCTGATCTCTCACCATACTGCCCACTAACACCTATCATGCCTCTCAACAAAAAACTTCGTGTCTCTCCCTCTTGCATTAAGCAACGAGCTGAGTTACCTCCCCCCCCCTATGCAGGGTATGCTGGGAACTATAAAAAACGTTCTAAAAACCATATTACCAATTCTACGGTTTTATCCAAACATCTCCATGTTTGCCATGGAGATGATTTTGGAAATTCTGATTGGCTAGGTTTCCAACCTAGGAATATGTCAAAAAAATTTATGAAAAAATCTACTAATTTTGTACCCCCATCACAAGGCGGATCTAAGCCTCTTTCCACGTCATTTTACAAAGGGAAGGGGAAAGTTAAAATCGAGCCTCAATGTGATTGTGGATCAACTGTTTTTGGTCCTCTCACTTTAGGAGAGACCCTATTTGATTTGAGTAAAAAATGTGAGAAAATTGAGAAACAAATGTTCAGTGTTAACCATAAGGTTGCACCTGATGATGAAACTGTTGATATTATTGGCTATAGTATTGAAGCTTTGAGAGCCATCTTTACTGATGCTAATGGTGATTTTAGCGAAACTGTCGATACATTCTCAAAAAAAATGGATAAAACAACAAAACGTGCAACTGAGAATTTTGATGAGACCACCAAGCGAGCGACCAGCGACATTGGTGAGACAATTGACTCATTCACAAAAAAAATGGAGAAAAATGTTGATAAGATTATAAATGGTGTGAAAACCACTACTATCAAGCACAAGCATGATCATAGTCATGGTCTTGATTTTCATGGTGCCATTGATTTTATTAAGGATAATTGGAAAATTTTCCTTTTGATTTGTTTGTGTGGTCTTGCTTTATATAGTCAATACACTAATAAAAATTATAAAAATCAACTCACTTTCTTGGCCACTATTGTCTCAGTCCTATATGTTGGACATGAGTCAGTTACGTGGTTTATTGGAGAAATTCTTGAAGTGGTGAAACAAACATTCACCAATCAAGTCGTGATGCAAGGTGGAATATCCACCCCATTACTCTCTAATCTTGCAATGGGTGGCGTGTTTGCCTCAATTTTTAGAGGCATAAAGGCTACCACTGCGCTTGAGATCGTGGAAGAATTCGCAAAAAAAAGTATTTATTTGAAGCGCATGTACGAGGGCATTTCTTTCACCGTTGATTATTTCTTGCATTTAATGCAGGAATTTGTGACTTTTGTCACTAATATTTTTGGTGGTGAGCCCATTGTTTTGAAGAGTGATCCTTTTTGGGAAGTCAAAGTATTCTCCACTAAGGTTAGCTTTTTATTGCAAATATACGCTGAGGAGCCAATGCAAGACACCAGTTATGTTTGTTCGCTTGTCGAGCACATTACTGAGGGGGAAGTTCTTAGAAAAAAACTTCTACCTTTACCCAATTCTGCTGCAGACATGCAGACGTTGGGTGGTTTGTTGCAGGCTTTAGGTCGTACGAAGGCTGAGTTGGCCTCCAGAATGGTGAACATTTCTGGACAGAGGCCTGAACCCATTATGGTGCTCTTGACTGGGGCACCAGGCATAGGAAAAACCCAGTGTAGTTTGACCCTTTGGCCCACACTAACGGCCCGCACTTTACCCACAAACAAATTGGACCATTTCTGCGAACGATCTGGAGACTATTGTTTTGCCTATAACCAGGCTGACGATTATTATTCAGGTTATCGCGGTGAATGGAACATGATAGTGGACGAGTTGGGTTTCTTGCGTGATATACCAGGCGGCCCTAGCGTCTGGTCTGAGCTGATCCAATGGGTGAATGTGAACCCAATGAATTTGAATATGGCCTCCCTCCACGAAAAAGGAAGGGCTTATTTTAGGTCAAGATTCATTTGGGCCACAACTAATCGTAGACATTTTAATGGTTTAAACTCCATAGAGGAGCCAGAAGCTGTCTATCGGCGCTTGCGTTTGACGTTTATTACGGGTGTTAGGAAGGAATTCCGCACCAGTGAAACTGTTGACGCACGCACTATTTGGGACCATAAGGTCGACTTCGATAAAGTGAAGTTGGCTAATATTGGGCCCTCAGATTTTGATCACCTCTATTTTGTGAGAGTGAACGATCTGCGTACTGGAACCTATGATAACCGGCAATATAATTATGACGAATTAGTTGATCTAATTGAGGAGTCATATATTAAGTCGATTGCCTCTGATACTACACTTTTGAGTGGTATTCAAGATAAGGTTGCTGATATTGTGAAGAACAGGCGTAAAGTTGTAGTTACTCCCCAAGCTCATGTCACTTGTGGCAAATGTCCTGCTTGTAATCGAGCGCTGATTATGAATAAAAAAATGCGTCTGCGAGAACTCCTCATCTCTCTTGGTTTCGAGTCCAATGATGAAGATTGTTATGTTTTAGGATTTGATTCAGTTAAACATGAAGAATTGGAGTACTTGTTTGATAGAGCTGGGAGGAAGGCCAGGAAAGATAAATACGTAGGTTGTTTGCGCGATCCAAGTATTTCAGCTGAAGAATTTGTTAATTCTTTGGTGTGGAATCTCGTGCACAACACCGGTTCAATGTCTGTCCTCAAGGATTTGCAGAAGAATCCCTATATCAATACTTTTTGTGCCGGATTAGTTTTTTCTGCCAGATTCCTTGCCTGGATTGCTGTTTTTAAGCTGATCGGTACAGGGATCCGGTATTTCTTCCCGCCTGCAGATAAAGAGGAGCAAGGTGATTATGGACATAAGAGAATTATGCTTAAACATGTTTCTCATAAGGTTGTCCCACAATTTGGGGAAGATCCAAATGCGGCTACGTTAGCAAAAAAAATATTAACAAAGAATGTTTGGCGTTTCTTTGTGGATAGTCCCCTGAATCCAACTCAGAAAGCTCAAGGTTGTGTCCTCGTCCTCCAGAATAACATAGTCTTAATGCCAGAACATTACATTGGTATGTGGGCTAGTTTTCTGAATGGGACTGATGGTAAGGTTTTGGATGTTGATGCCACTGTCACTTTTAAGGGCACTCGTGTCATTAATAAGAGTGACGGCACCTCTAAACCACGTTCTCTTAAGTTGAAAATTAGTGAAATTCTTGATTATTTCAATGAGGATGGTACCGTGACAGGGCACGTTGTGGCAGTGGGAGACGTTGGTGATGATACTGGTATATTCCGTATTAATGGGATTACTGGGCCATGTATCACGCACTTGTTCCGATCAAAGAAGGACAAGCGTCCTCCTCCTAGGCATAAAGGTGTTTTGTGTACCGTCAACACAGACCTTGTGGAGATTTATTATGGAGCTGATTACCAACTCACAGGACCTATGAACTATACTTCTGATGGCAAGAAAATTGCCCAAGAGTGCGTGATGTATGATGTGGCAACGCGTACTGGGGATTGTGGTTCCCCCTTCCTTCTCTATGACAAATCTTCTGAATCCAAGATTATGTCTATACATACTGGAGGTATGGGTGCCGTTAGAGGAATAGGTGCTGTAGTGTATCGTGAAGATATTGAGGTTGGTGTGAGATACCTCTGTCAAATGTTTGATATGCTAGTTGATATTGGGACTAAAGCCCTACACGAAGATGTTGAAGTGTTAGTGCAGAGTAGTGTTTACACTGATCTTTCTGGTTTCCCAGTTACGGTTAAAGCAAAGTCCATACCACAAATAAAAAAAAGTAGGTTGATTCCATCTCCCATACACGATGTTGTCCGTGATTTCCCTTCCCAAAAGAAACCCGCCATGTTGGGTCCAAGGGGGGGAATAGATCCCATGGATTTTGCGCGTTGGGGTTATGGTACCGAATGTATCTCCCCTGATCCCAAGCTCTTGAAGGCGTGTACTGAAGATTACATACATGAGTTTTTTGCTTGTGGCCGTAAGGTCAATGCTGAATATGCTCGTGTTTTGTCCTTTGAAGAAGCCGTTCAAGGCCTTGAAGGGGTTGAGTTTTTCGATGGTATTAATCGGAAGACAAGCCCTGGATGGCCAATGAAGCATTTGCTCCCCAGTGGATCAAAGAGAAGTGCCTTTGGCAAAGAAGATTGGGAATTTGGGAATGAGCATTGCGAAAAAGTTAGAGAACACGTAAACCATATGAAAAAAACAATTTTGAAGGGTGAAAGACCCTTTGTCGTGAATCATCATTTTCTGAAAGATGAGTTGCGCTCCTTTGAGAAAGCTGAAGGAGGGAAAACGCGACTTATTTCCTCATCTGATTTGGTTTACTCTATCCTATTGCGTCAACATACGTTGAGTTTTTCAGCGTACGCTATGGAGAACCGTATTTTAAACGGAAGTGCCGTGGGTACCGATGCTCATGGAGATGATTGGAAGTTGATTTATATGCGACATGGTGGAGGTCAGAAGGGTTTTCGTTGTATTGCTGGAGATTTCAGCGCTTACGACAAATCCCTTTCCCCAGCTATCATATCCACAATAAAGGTCATTATGACAAAGTTTTATGATGACCAAGGAGATGATAGCTGGAAGATCCGGAATGGGTTGTTGGATGAAGTTGTTCAAAGCCGTCACTTATGTGGGGATTTAGTGTATGACTGGATGGGTAGCAATCCGTCCGGTAATCCACTTACTGCATTGCTAAATACTATGACTAATGTCATCCTTACTAGATATGCAATCCTCATGGCCAGTCCAACACCTATTATGGAGTACGTTGATGCTGTAATGACCCTCAAAGCTGCTAGAGAAGTGATTAAGATGACTGCTTATGGAGATGATGGTTTGACTTCCATTAAGCTTGGTTGTGGTTTTGACCATATAACTCAAGAGTCTATGACTGAGGCTTATAGCCTTGTTGGTATGACTTATACTGATGAGTTGAAAACTGGTGTTATGGTGGAAGATCGTACCATAGACGATTGCAACTTTCTGAAGAGGGGGTTCGCTCGGAATTTTTATAGGGACAAGAGCCGGATTATGGCTCCCTTAGCTCTGAGCACTATCCTGGAGACTATACAGTGGACCAATGATCATGATATTGATCTTTCCTTTTGGCAAGATAAATTGACTAATCAGGTTCAAGAACTCGCTGCACATGAGCGGGCGGTCTTTGATAAATGGATACTTCCTATTTCAGAAGCGGTAAAAACTAGTAACACTAATCGGGAGATAATGCCTTGTGTTTCCACTTATGAGGATGCACAGGATTTCTGGATCCGTACCAAGATAGTGTATTAGTTAGTTTCGAGGCAATGACCTTAGTATGTCTTTAAACTACTTTACTGGCTCTGAGTATGTCTGTTAGCAGATGCTGGTAGGTTTCCCTCTTTAGGGATGCGTTGTACCAGGGCAGCCCCTAAAACAACGCCCTCTTCGGAGGTAGCAGAATTGCCTAGTGCTGGACTGAGCTTGCCCACTAGGTCAGGAAAATTAGGCTTGCGACAATGGAACAATCAGGAGCTCCTCAGACGACCATGCTTTCTCTCTCGTCTGAAGGTTCTAGTAATAAAGAGAGCACAACGATTTTCGTTGCCCCTGGGCAGGTGGCTGAACGCGTCGTAGTTAATCCCGACCTGCCTATCGTGAACCGTGCTTATCAAGTTAATACAGTTAAAGAAATATCTGACTATTTAGCCAAACCCATTCCAGTGTCTCTTGGGGCCTGGTCCACTGCATCAACTGATGGAACTTTGCTGTTCAACCAGGCGATCTGGGTTGGCTGTTATGGTAATGCTATGTGGATGAATAAACTCTATGGATTTTATGGGCTCAAATGCACTATTAAAGTTGAGGTCGTACTTAATGCCACCCCTTTCCAACAGGGGCGGTTGCGCCTTTGCTATTATCCTGCAGCTTCCACTGTTCGTAGTAAATCCAATCAACACACTACTAATCGCATTCCACTTTCACAGCTTCCTGGTATAGAGATGAGTACGGCAGATGCCTCTATGTCGTTGAATATCCCTTATGTTCACTCCTTACGATTTATGGAGTTGACAGGTCCTCTTTGGGACCATGGTGACGTTTATTTAGCTGTCATGGCTTCTCTTCAAACAGGGGCTGCTGGGCCCACTACAGCAGATTATACAATTTGGTATAGCATGCATGATGTTGAACTGTTTGGGCAGTCCACACAACCTATCTCTGCCCCACAATCAGGTACTGGAACAGTACGATCAAAGAAGTCTGTTCCTCCATCTGAAAAGGAGATGAAACCAATTTCTCATTTATTGGGAGCGGGTGCCAATTTTGCCGCTGAAGTGGCGAAAGTTCCTCTGCTTTCACTTTATGCAGGACCCGTTTCCTGGTTTCTAAATGCTGCTAAGGGAGCTGCTATGTCGTTTGGTTTTAGCAAACCTTTGAACTCAGACCGACCCTGTCTGATGTCCATGAATTATCACTATCAGTGTACTACAAGTGATGGTTTTGATAATTCTATACCGTTGGCTGTCCTTTATGACAATAAGCTTCGCATTTTAGATTCAGAGTCGAATCAAGGCAGGGATGAGATGTCTATTCCCTTCATTGTTCGTCAGTGGTCTTATCTCAATTCTTTTTTTTTAAATACGTCTAATACTCAAGGTCAGGAACTCTACGACTATGTTGCTGCTCCTAGCAACCAAGTTGTTACCGCGGGTACTTACGAGGTATATCGGACCCCAGTGGGGTTACTATCTCGTATGTTTAAGATGTATAGGGGTGGTCTTGAGATTGCTTTTAAACTCGTGAAAACCGGCTTTCACGCAGGTTCATTAGCTGTCACTTTTGTTTCAGGACCCTACCCAGGTAGTGTCGACTTGACTACGTCAGCGTATGCTTACCGTACGATAGTTGATATACAAGAAGGCGATTATATGTGTTTTAGGTTACCATATTTACTGCCCCTTGATTATGCAGACACAAACATTGCGTTTGGCCGTCTTTTTGTCAATGTGGTTAATCCCCTTCGAGCACCTGAAACCTGTGCCCAGTCGTTTGAAGTCTTGGTTTACATCAGAGGGGATGAGAGTTTACAATTTCAACTCCCAGACAGGTGGATGGGTATGCCCATCGTTCCCCAGGGTGGTGACGTTGAGAATACTTCCACAGATATTGTTTGTGCCCCAATAGGGGATGCCCCTGTTTCAACTTTGCAGTTTGAATTTGCACAAGAATCTATGTCTGAGTACACTGGCTCACTATTGCAGTTACTCAAACGATACAATCCCATCACCCTATGGGTTGGAGCAACACTTGGTACGACGTGGTATAGTCTCTGGCCTTGGGGGATTAGCTCCACCAGGTATGTTACCACTACGTACACAACAGCCCCTGGAATTAGCGATTATGTCTCTTCTCAAATACATTCCTGCTATGCATTTATGCGTGGAGGGGTTCGCATCCGTGTTGGTGGTGGTGTTGGTTTCGGCGACACCAATTCACTTATGATAACTCGGGTGGACGCTCCAGATACCTTTACTGGGCCCATTTTTCTTGCCAGTAATACGTCTTCTGCCAATATCTATAAGAGTCAGAATAGTGTTGCAGGTGCTCAGCCTGCTGTTTATTCCCCAATTGCTGAGAATCTTGTTAGTAATGGGGGACTTTCTGCTCAGGTTCCCTATCAGGGTCCTTACCGCATGACTCCCATTTATTATCACTATTTCTCAGGGCAAAGTAACACATTCTTTGATCCAAGACCTTTGCTTCAAATGTATGTTGGCACTGACACTAGTCGTATCATTTCCCGTAGTTATGCCGATGATTACCAAGCTATTTTCTGGGTTGGCGTGCCCAGATTTGATAGTTAATACACGCCCGAGCCAGTGATGGCTCACCCACAAGTCCTTCCTTGGAAGGCTCTCATACTCTTAGGAGGATGGGTTTTTCCCCTTGGACTTGTGTCCTTGGGTTTCCCCAACCCTCTTTAGAGTACAATTCTTGTTTTATTACTTGTTACACTTGCAGTGTGCAAGCGTCTTAAAAACCGTTTGCTGCTGTAGGCTTTGTCATGTATTGCAAGGTGTGCCCGTCAAAACCACAGCGCTCACAGTGTTTCGACATTGTGAGCGAAGTTTTTCTTACAAAAAAAAAAAAAAAAAAAAAAAAAAAAAAAAAAAAAAAAAAAAAAAAAAAAAAAAAAAAAAAAAAAAAAAAAAAAAAAAAAAAAAAAAAAAAAAAAAAA